AAGATGCCGCCGTATGGCTCCCAGTTCTCCAAGGTCCACGACCAGGACCGTTTGGCGTTGACCTCGTCGCGCCACATCGGCTTGATGGCGCGGGTGATCGCAGCCAGTTCGAGCTCTTCGCTCGACGTGGTGATGGCGGCCGAGATCGGGATGATGCCGGACGTGGTGGCGATCAACATATCGCCGCCGATCGGCAGATGCGCGTTCATGCCCATCGGCGGCGAGATTGTATAGCGGCCTTCCTGGCGCCAGTTGCTGGAATTGCTCGGATCGGAGCCGGTGAAGATCAAGAGTTCACCGAGGTCGGTGCCGAACACGATCTTGTCGTCGATGCCGTCGCCGGCATCGATCGACCAGCTTGCGATGAATAGCAGCTTGCCGCCCTTGGTCGCGGCGCCCGACAGCGGGATCATGGAGAGCATGCCGCCGACCGCATTGAGCGGCAGATACCAGGCGTTCATGCTGCTGGCCTCGATGAAGAACCAGCGATTGCGGTACTTGCAGACATAGGTCAGGTTGCCGCCGTTGACGACGTTGGTGCCGGCGGGGCCGACGATCCAGCTGACACCATCGGAGGCCGTGTCCGCGACCCAGTAGGTCGGATGCGCGGCGCGGTCGGCGGCGAAAGTGCCGGCGGCGGCGCTGGTATGCGCCACCGCGCATTTCCAGTAGGAACGATCGCTGGAATCGAACGCCCGCGCATTGATCGCATAGGCGGTGTTGTTGACCCAGGCCGGCGGCGGCGTGCCGTCCAGCACGACCCAGCTGGTGCCGTTGAAGCGCAGCGGATAATCACCGAAATCGTTGACCGCGATCAGCCAGTCGCCGCCCTGGTTGGCGAGCTGCGAGGCGCAGTAATTGCCGCTGTGCTGGCCGGACGCCACCAACACCGGCGTGCCGGTGGTGACGTCGTACAGCTTGGCGGCGTTGCCGGCGAAGATCTTCTGATTGTTGCCGCTGGCGTAGCGAAACATCGAGATCACCGGCGTGGTCTCAGTCAGCGTCGCATAGCGGGTGCAGCCGCCGCGCAGCGCGACGCCGCGCAGGGTCGGCTTCCAGTTGTCGCACACCACCGCCGCGCCGGGCTGCATATAGGCTTCGTTCTCGTCCATGATGATGCCGCGGGTCGGCGCCGGAATCGAAATGGTCTCCAGCCGTTGCGCCACCTGCTGCGGCACCGGCATGCGACGAAAGCCCTGATAGGCGGCGAGCGCGGTCATGGTCCGGGATCCGGCAGCGGGAACGGATAGGCGTCCTTGGTGGCGTAGGACAGTGGCATGCGGCCGATCACGATCGGCGACGGACTGTCGGCGCCCATGGCCTTCGCCATCGCGTCGGAAAAAGTCGCCATGTCCTCGTTGTAGGGGGAGCCCTTGTTCGCTTTCCATTGCCAGATCATGCCGAGCGTCAGCAGCCGCTCGTCGAGCGCGAAGCTGTCGGTGTCGGCGAGGAAGGTGCTACCGGCGCCGCCGCTGGTCAGGTTGATGCAGTTCTTCTTCAGATAGGTATAGGTCGCCGTCGCCCCGTTCGACAGCGCTGGCCAGATCAGCATCTGGCCGCCGACCATGGTCCACTCGCCGCGGGCATCGTTGATATTCATCATGCGGCGTTGCAGCCAGCTGTCGTAGTCGGGAATGAAGCGCATCGGGTAGGCGGTCGAAGTCGAGCGCCAGACATTGCTGTTGAGCAGCATGCGCTTGTAGTCGGCCGGCATCGGAAACGAGGTCTTGACGCCGTCGCCGGCATAGACCTGCGTGGTCTTGAACAAGGTCCAGTCGCGGTTGTCGTAGCTGATGCGCCGCGCCATTTCATTGGCCAGCGCCAGCATTTCCTGCATGGTCCGGTTGGCGGGAATGTTGGCGAACACCGACTGCGGCACCGCCACGCCGATCACCGGGCATACGTCCTGTATGGTCGTCAGCAGCGACATCAGGCCGCCTTTTCGGTTGCCAAATCCTTGGCCATGCGGATCAGGGTCTTCCGACTGATGTTGCCTTGCGGCGGAAAACCCGAATTTTGGGTGATGAAGTCACGCAACTGCGGGAGCGACATGTCCTCAAAACTTTGATCGGGACCGACGGACGGCTCGGTCGGAGGATGCAGAGTTTTCAGGTGCTTGTTGTCCTCCTCCAGCAGGCTATTCCGCGCCCGCAGAGCGTCCAGCTCGGCCAGGAGTTGGGTGTCGGGCGCCCGGTTGGCGGCGTTCTCGATGTACTCGATCGCTTTGTTCTTGAGTTCGCGGCCGTTTGGGCCCAGGTTCTTCAGCTCCAATCCGTCAATCGCGGCGAGCGCTTCGACGGTATAGAGATTGAACGCTCGCAGCTCGGCGCGCCTGGCCTCGGTCAGGAACACCACTTCGCTCAACGGTGTGCCCGATTTTGTCTGGGTCGCGTGCATCTTGAATTGCCGGTATTGATGCGCAAACCGCTCGGCGTAGCTTATCTTGGCTTGTTCGCCACTGACCGGGTCGCTCGCCCAATGCGAAAAGCCCGTCGCCGGATAGACACCGACATTTTTCGATCCGGGATAGCGCAGCTCGCAGACGTCGACATCGTCGAAGATCGGCCGGCCCGCCGCGGCGCTTTTGCTGTCATTCTTGGTTGCGATGGTGCGAAAGATCGCGACAACCGCGTCATCGGGATTGCGCATCGGCATGTCTGTCACTCCGTGATTGCAAAAAATGAGGCCGCCGCCGCGGGAGGAAGGCTCCCACCAACTCATCGCAGCGACGACCTCAAGTACCGGGAGGCCGGGTATCGGTGCAAACCTCCCGAATCAGGTTGCCGGGTTGCTATCGTAGAATCGCCAGTTGAAGAGCGGATTGGTCATCGTCAATTCGCCCATCCAGCCGATGAATTGCGCAATCGCATCCTTGTCGATCGGCATCTGGCCGTCGCCGTCGAACAGCTTGTCGAAGTTGCGGTTGGGATGATAACGGACGCGGAACGTGTCGGTGTTCAAGCCGAACGTCGTGTTGGCCGGCATGTTCGATCCGATGCCGCCGTCCAGCACGATCTCGGCGCGCTTGCCGCCGCCGATATATTCGAGCGCGGAGAAGCCCAGCTTGCCGAGCGTGGTGTCGTTGGTCTGGCGCTGGATCGCGACGGTGGCCGCGTCATAGGCGGCGTAATGCTCCGGCGACATGATCAGGAGGTCGGCATAGTCGCGGCCGCGCGACTGCTTGGTCATGACATAATTGAGCCAGGGCCGGATCGTGGTCGAGTTCACCTGGGTGCCGATCGCGGCGTTGGCGCTTTGCGCGTCATAGGTCTGCGTGCGCCAGATCGTGGCGGTGCCGCGATCGATGCCGCCATAGGTGCCTGATGTGTTAACGATCGGAACCGCGGTCGCCAGGCCGGTGAGCTGCTTGCCGCCATTGGCGGAGCCGTCGCCGTAGAGGGCTGCGTCCATCGCATCCTCCAGCGCCTTCTCCGCTGCCTCGATATAGGTGTCGTAGACGTCGAGCAATTGATTCGAGCCCTCGTTATTCAGGATCTCCTGCATTGAGAGCACCACCGGCACGACCACTTGCTTTGGATCAAAGAAAGCGTCGTTGAACATGTCGAGCGCCGGATTGATCAACTGGTCATAGCCGCTGTACCATTGCGCGATGTTCTTGGAAATTTGCAGCGTCTGCCGGATCCGCGGCCCGCTGTAAGTCTGCCACAATCCCTTGCGTCGCATCACCGCCAGCAGCGCGTTGTTGTTCGAGACCAGATCCTGGTAGCCTTGAGAGCGCTGCTCCAGCGCCATCGAGAGCACTTGCTGATAAGCAGCATTGGTGTTGATGTTGGGCATCGCCCGCTCCACACAAAAAAGGGTTCAGACTAGAAGCCCGCGCCGGCACGTTTCATCGCGTCAGCGATGGCTTCACGGCGGCCGATGTTCTTCTGCGGGGGACGCGAGCCGTTGCTGCCGGCCGGCGCGCCCGAGATCGAACGATCGGTAGTGGGTCGGGTCTGAGCCGATGTGTTGCGGGTCTGATCCGCGTGTGTGGTCGGGCGGAGCAACTCCGCGCGCCGGTAGGCGGTGTCGAGATCAAAGCCGAGATCAATCTCCTGCTTGATCAGGTCAGCGAGTTCATCGAACCGCGGACGGCTGTCGGCGAACTGGTCGACGCCGGCCCGCGTCTGGATGAACCGCTGCTGATTATGCATCTGCGTGACGGTATTTTGCAAGTTGGCGATCTGCTGGTGCAGTGCGCCGATCTGATTGGCGGCCGCCTGCTGCTGATTGCCCTGCTGCATCAGCCGCACCTGCTCGGGCGTCTGCGACAGCACATGGTAAGCGACATCGCGCATCGTGATCGGCTGGCCGTCGACGGTCTTGAGCCGCAGATTGTTGACGATGGTGTCGAGGCCGCCGATCAGGTCGGTGCGCAGCTTCTGCTCCATCCCGACATAGCTCGTCAGCGCGCGCTCCAGGGTGGTGCCGTGCGCCACCGCCATGTCGTGAAACCGCTTGATCGGTTTCATGGCTTCGACGTCGGCCTTGGTCCTCTGATAGAAGCGCGTGAACTCCTGGGCGACCCGGTGGACGTCGCCGCGCACCGATTCGGGGGTCGCGTGCCAGTCGGCGCGGGCCTGGTCGCTCATTCGCGGGATCGGATCCCGAAACGGCGCATCGCGCGGCAGTTCGCGGACAGGCTGACCGGCTGGCGCCGCGGTCTCGGTCGCGGCGCCCGCGGCCGGCGGCCGCGGCCGCGGAGCGAATTGACCGCGATCGCCGCGCGGCTGCGGCGCCGGCGCGGCCTGCTCGTCGGGCCGCTTTTTGAGATTCAGCGCCTCGGGCTCGGCCGGCTCCGGCGGCTGGTTATGCCCTGGCTTGGCCTCTGCCGGCCTTGCGGCGGGCCTGGAGGGCTCTTTCGCCTTCGGAGGTGGCGGACGCTGGGCGCGCTCGAAAGCCGCCTGGATCGCTTCCCTGCGGCTTGGCGGCCTATGCTCGGAGCCCTTGATGTCGCCGCCCGGCGCCTCGGGCGCCGTCGACGACATCGGATTCGGAATGGCGACGGGGTTGGTCTCGATCGGAACCTCGTTGGCCGGCGCGAAAGTGGCCGCAGCCTGAGTAGCTATGTCGCCCATGATCGGATCTCCGGATCCGATACCCGGTTATTCCGGCCGTTGACCGGCCTTGTAGCGTTCCAGCGCAACCTTGAGATCGTCCCGGCGGCGGCGCCGCTCCTCGGGCTGATCGGTCGCGCGCTGCTTCGGCTTGAATTTCTCGGTCCCGACCTCGATCAGGCCGAGCGCGCGCCCCGCGGCGCGAAACGCCCGCTTACTGGTATAGAATCGACCATCGACCTGCTCGGTCGGCTCCATGCTGTCCGAGATGACGGAGGGCAGCGGCAGATCGGCGCGCGCCGGCGCCGGCACCGCCTTCTTGACGCGCCATTTGCCAGGCTCGATCTCGACCAGCTCGATCTCATGCCGCTCATCGGTCATCCCCGCTTCCCCTTGCGCCTGCGGGGAAGCGTCTTCGCCGGCGTGCCGCGGTGCGGCGGCCTGGACTTGACCGCGACCTGCCTGGGCGGCTCCTCCTCGGGCTCGTCCTCATCGTCCTCTTTCTCGTCCTCCTCGTCCTCGTCCTCGCCCGGCTTGGGCGGCGGCGGGCTCTCAGCGGCCTGGCCCTGGCTCGCGCCTTGCGGAACCTGCGAGCCCACCGGCAGATCCTGGTACTCGGGCAGCTGGCTCGGAATCGATACCGGCTCGTTGATGCTGGGCAGATCACCCGGATTTCCGCTCCTGGGCATGGTCTGGTTCTGGCTCTGGCTCTGGCTCTGGCTTTGGGTCGAGGGTTTGTCGGTCATGTCCTGCTCCTGCAAACAAGGGATTGCCGATCACCGGCGTGACGTAGATCACGGGAAGGCCGGGCTTGCCGGTCACCTTGGTCACCGGCATGCCGAAGCCGTTGGCGGCCTCGCTGACCGCGATGC